GTCTCCTCCTACATGGAAAATTGAAAGAGAGTAATGGTACCCCTAGATTGGAACCTGTCTCCTTTCAGAATGCAGCTAAGATAAGGGGCTTCTACCTTCGTAGTAAGGGTAATATAAAGGAGTATATAATCTCCCTACGGGAACGTAAGCTTGAGGACTTGAAGGTTGATAAGGGATACATTCAGTCTGTCTTAGTTGATCAGATTGAGGCACTGAAGGAAGAGGTTGAGGATAAGAGTAATAGAGCACAGCTTCTCCGGTCAGTAGAGTTACTTGGTCGTACATGCAACGCCTTTACAGAGACTATCAGAATTGAAGAGATTAGGCCAGATCAAGCCTTGGATACTCTCCTCGACCTAGCTAAGAAGGAAGTTAGTAAGAAGAGGCTAATGCCAGCAGATGCTAAGGAAGTCCCTGTCTCTAGTACACCAAGTGAAACATGGACTATGGAATAGTCATGCAGTAATGTTTATTAAAGGGCATTATAATGGCCCACAAAAAGGAGTATAACATGAGTAATACTATTTCTCGTATGGGTGTTGGTTCTCTGTCTGTAAATGAATTGAAGGCTGTTGGTGTTGCTGGTGCTACTGGTGTAACCGTACTGATGAAAGACTCTCTTGGTAAAACCCTCCTTGCTACAGGCACTACCCTGCCAGCAGATGCGGGTACTACCTATGCCAAGGGCTGCCTCTTCATTGATACTGATGTTGCTACTGGTACCTCTGGTCTCTACGTAAATGTAGGTACCTCTGCATCCTGTGTCTTCAAATTGGTTACCAACGCAGCCTAAAGAATAGAGAGTCTCTAGGGGGGTTCCTCTCTTGAAACAAAGAACCCCGCTTCTCATTTAAAGAAAAGGATCACATGTCTACTGATAAGTTAGTCACACTACTAGCTATGTATAAGGAGAACCCACTAGCATTCATTAGGGATGTTATAGGTGCATCTCCCACAGATCAGCAGATAGATTTGATCCTTGCAGCAGTCGGAGAGAATAGCCGTGTAGCAGTAAAGTCCTGCACCAGTTCGGGGAAAACTGCGGTACTAGCTTGGCTTACCCTCTTCTTCCTTATATGCTACCCCGATTGTAAGATGCTTGTTACAGCACCCACAGCATCACAGCTTTTCCGTGTATTCCGCTCAGAATTGCTCCTATGGCATGGACGCATGAACCCTCTCTTTAAGCCCTTCTACAATATCATGAATGATAATTGCTATATTGAGGGTAAGAAAGGTACACAGATGTGTTCATGGATTACTGGCTCCTCTGATAATAAAGAGAACTTTGCTGGACTCCATGCCTCTAAGGTAGTGATAATGATTGATGAGGCTTCGGCTCTCCCTAAGGAAATCTTTGATACCTTGTATGGTACTCTTTCCTCAGGTGATACTAGCTTCATCCTTGTGAGTAACCCGGTTCGTGCAGAGGGTGCTTTCTACGACCTCTTCGCTGATAAGGTTACTGGTTGGTCACGCTTTACTTTTACTGCCGATCAATCCCCAAACGTAGACAAAGTGTGGATAAAGGAAGTAGAAGAGTACTATGGTATCTCCTCAGACTTCTATAAGATGCGGGTTCTTGGAGAGTTTCCCACTCTGTCCGAGGCACAGTTCTTCTCAGCTGGAGTAATAGATGAGGCTATGCAAAGGCAGCTGATGCCTAGGGAATACCAGAACTACCAGCGTATCCTAGGCTGTGATGTGGCCCGTTTTGGTAATGACAGTTGTGTTATTGCTGATAGACAGGGGCCCAAGTTGCATAACTTAGTCTCCTTTAAGGGGATTGATACTGTAACCTTTACAGAGAAAATCCTGGAGTACTACCAGTCTAGTTCTTACTCAGCTGTAGCAGTAGATGGTATTGGTGTAGGCTCTGGTGTTGTTGATCAGCTTAAGCGTTTTGATATTCCAGTACTAGATATTAATGTATCTTCCCCATCTACGCAGCAGAAGACATTCTACAACCTACGATCAGAGTTATATGGTGAGGTAAGGGACTGGATTAGTAACGCCTCATTACCCTATCACCCTCAGTTACGATCTGATTTGGTTGGTATCAATTACTCCTACAATAACAAGTTACAGATTATACTAGAAAGCAAGAGGGATATGAAGAAGAGAGGGCAAGATAGTCCAGATTACTCTGATGCACTTGCACTCACATTCGCTATTAACACACTCTCATTCTCCCCCATGCGATATAAACCTAGGCAAGTAGTGAAATCCTCATACCTGTGGGCATAATTAATGGAAGAGATTAAAGGACTTATAGTACTTGGTACACAAGACCTTGTAGACCAGGAACTGCTACAGATGGATGAGGTAACTGCGAAGGAGGATGAGAAAAACCTAGACGCATTCTCTTCTTCACTCGCTGCTCACATTCGTACTGTATTTGATACAAATAAGGATGCTAAGAAGTCCTCAGGTATTGAAGAGGAGCTCTTCTCATGCTTACGTGCGTATAATGGTGAGTATGATCCCTCTGATCTACTGAAGATTCGTGAGGAGGGTGGATCAGAAATATACATGAATCTTACCGCTACAAAATGTAGGACAGCTACTTCGTGGATTGGAGACCTTCTGCTTAGTAAAGAGAAGCCCTTCTCCTTTGAACCTACTCCCCTCCCGAATTTACCCCAAGATATCCAAGATACAATTACCACATCTATCCAGAATGAATGGAAGTCCATGCTCGAAGCTACCCACAAAGAGGGTGGTGTAGATACTAAGACTGCACAGAAGAAAATAAAAGAGTTAAACCAGAATCGTAGAGATATTGAAGAGGCAGTCATGGAGGAGATCATGGCTGAGGCTAAGTATCAGGCTAAGAAGATGGAGACTGAGGTATATGACCAGCTTCTTGAGGGTCGTTGGGACACTGCCTTAACTGATTTTATTGAGGACTTCTCAGTATTCCCTACCGCCTTTATGAAAGGCCCAATTATTACTAAGAACAGTAAGTTGACCTGGGTTAATGGTATAGCTAAGACCTCCTCAGAATTCTCCTTTCTTAATAAAAGAGTATCTCCCTTTGATATCTACCCCTCTCCCAGTGCAAGTCGTATTGAGGAGGGTAACCTAGTTGAGCATGTACGGTATACACGTAAGGAAATCAATGATCTTAAAGGTGTAGAGGGTTATGATAGTGAGAAGATTGAGGCTGTACTGGCTCTTGATCAATCCTTTGATACCCTGTTTACAGGCATTGAGTCTGAGAAAGCACAGTTGGAGATGAAGGGAACCCAGCTAGACGCAAATAAGGGTATGGTGCATGGTCTTCACTACTTTGGGTCAGCCTCTGCGAAGTTACTAAAGGAGTGGGGCCTAACAGATTTAGAATATGATGATACGGTAGAACTTGATATTGAGGCAGTGCTCATTGGTAATGAGGTAATCAAGGCTTCTATCAATGATGACCCGCTCTCTCGTAGACCATACTATGCAGCATCCTTTCAGAATCGCCCAGGGTCTATCTGGGGTCGCTCTCTCCCTAACTTGATGAGAGATATTGCCAGAATGTGTAATGCAACAGCACGCGCTCTGGCTAATAATATGGGAATGGCCTCTGGACCCCAGGTTGAGGTTTACGTAGATCGGTTGGCTGATAAGGGTGCTATTGAGGGGATGCGTCCCTGGCATATCTGGCAGCTTACCTCTGATCCTACCGGTGCTGGTGGTCGTGCTATTAACTTCTTCCAACCCTCTAGTAATGCGGCAGAACTCCTAGCTGTTTATAAGGAGTTTGAACAGCGCGCAGACGACGCTACCGGAGTTCCTAGGTATGCGTATGGCAATGAGAAGGTTGGTGGTGCAGCGGCCACCGTAGGTGGTCTCAGCATGCTTATAGATAGTTCAACTAAGAGTATTAAGGATGCTATCAGACACATTGATACCGGACTAATCAAACCACGTGTAGAATTTCAGTTCTACTACAATATCCGTAGTAAGGAGTCGAGTACCTTTACTGGTGATATTTGCGTCATTCCACGTGGAACCATGGCTATCACCATTCGTGGTGCAGAGCAGCTAAGAAGGAATGAGTTCCTACAACTCACTTCCAACCCCATTGATATGCAAATCCTTGGATTGGAAGGACGCTCTACAATACTTCGTGAGGTTGCCAAGGATATCGGCTTTATTAATAACCCGATCCCGTCTAGGCTGGAGTTGAAGGACCGTGAGGAGAGGGCAGCAGCTGATGCAGCTAGCAAGCCCACTAAGGAGTCTGCATCCATTGAGGCGACTAAGGTTCAGGTAGATGGACAGAAGGAGATGGCTGCTGGGGCACAGGCTGTTCAAAGAGAAGCCTTGGCTATTAAGAGAGAAAAGCAGGATGCAGATGTATCCCTTAAGGTACAGGACATCGAACTCAAGAAGGAGTCTATAGCTGCTAAGACAGCTGCACTGCTTGAGGCTACTAAGATGACTGGAACACAGAGGGACATTGCTAATAAGAGGAATGCTGCGGTAGCACTAAAGGGACAAGAGATAAAAACTAATGTTACTAAATAGACTAACGCAGGATGAGATAGACAGAATTAGGGGGGGCAATATAGAGATACTCCGTAAAGCCCTAGAGGAAGAAGAGGGGCTTCTAGTGGATCGTCTGCTAGAAGAGAAGAAGGATGTACAATTCATTCAGGGTGCCACTAAGTTTTGTAGGGCACTAAGGCTAGTAATCAAATAGGCCCCTGTATAAGCTACTACTTAGACCTAATAATGGGCACCCTAGGTAACCTTGTACACCCAGGTCAACAAAGGAGCAGTAAATGGGTAACAGTCAGTTGGAAAGGTTGGAAAAAGAGACCGATGAGCTTGAGGCAGCAATCTTTAATACTACGGGCAAGCCCACTATTGAGGAGAAGAGTGACGAAGAGGAAGGAAAGGAAGTAAAGGATAATGAGGAGGAAGATAATGACCCTTCTGCTGAGGCAGAACCCAGTCAGGAATCGACCGACTCTAAAGAGAAGCGGAAGTATACCGATTGGAAAACTCGGTATGTATCCCTTCGTTCCCATCACGATGCACTGGCCTTTGACTTGCGTAAGGAAGTATCGGAGTTGAAAACCTCCCT